TGCAGCATCCACTCTACCGATTGTTAAGTCAACTTCTCTTACCTTGACGCCGGGGGATACTAGGTTAAGCGACATGTCTTTTCCTCGACCGAAGATTCATTTTTACTAAAACTATTTAGAATTTTGAACTCGTAGAGTGGGAAAACTGTGCATGAACATTACCAATCCGGGTATATATCTTTAACTCTATTCTTTTCTTTTCTAGATTTAATTACTCTTTTCTTTGTACACTCCTTGCACTCATAAGAATATGATGATGGAAACATACCTCTATTCTTTCTAACGAGGTAAAATCCATCAATTAAATCTTTAGTGACACCACAAGTTCTACATTTTCTTTCTTTGAACAGTAGATGTTCTAATCCAAACTGCTCATCAAAGTCCATTACTGGTATTCCCACATATAAGATCTATCACCATACTCATCAGTACTCCACCTGTCCCCATCAGCATCAACAAAACTAGTCTCTTCTAATCCATCTGACATAAAACCAAATGGTGCCATATCCTGTTCTATTTGATTCTTCTGTTCTTCATACAGTCTCTTACGGACATCTTGATCAGTAAGTTCCTTAAAGTAATCCTGTTGGACCAACCATGCATAAATCACAAGACACATTGCAAGGTCATCATTACAACCTTCTTCTGCTTCAAATGAATTACGCTTTTGAATAAAGGTAGTTAATTCGGATATAATCTCATAATCATTGAAGATTACTTTATCTTCTTCAATCATTGTTTTAAGATTGAGTGATCCAACCTGTTTTACAGTCTTACTCATCTTGACACCAAGTTGTGTCTTTTTACCAGAGAATCCCTGTCCTACAATTTGACCTGCTCTGCCACGCATTGAGCACATTAGTAGATTTTGATACTCAAGATCATAGTTTAAAATTGAAGCAACTTGGTCTCCAACATCATTTACTTCACAAAGAACAAATGAATTATTATAATTTCTTACTACTTCGTATATAATATTGGGAAATAGCATCGGTTTTATATCATTATTCCGATACTTTGCTACTACTTTATGTGGGAATTCAGTAATATCTACAACAATAAAAGCAGAATAGTCTAAACTGACTCCTCGTGCAACGTCAACAGTGCAGACATAATCTCTGCCCTCTCTAGGTTTTTCATAGATATCCAATCCAGCATTCCTGGTCATTGGATTATCATAAACTAAACTTCTTAATTTACTTGGTGCAATCAGAGTATCAACAGATCCAAGGAATTCACACTCAAACTCGATCTTGAATTGCTGTTCTGATGTGTTAGCAATTGTTTGTTCTTTCCAGACATCATCTCTACCTGGAACTTCCGACCAATGAACATCTGTAGGGACATAATCATTTTTACCTTTTTCTGCATCATGCCATAGACGGTAGAAATGATTCATACCATGTGGCGTAGATACAATAATTACTTTGGTGCTTTTACCAGAAGTAATAGTAGGATAAACCGAGGCAAAGAACGAGTCAGCAATGTGATTCGGGACGAATGCGAACTCGTCGAGAAAGAGGATGTTAAACGACATACCTCGCACAGCACTTGCAGACGTAGAAGCTGCCAATATCTTACTGCCATTTTCCAACTCCAAAGAACCTTTGTTCCATACAAGAATACCTTGCTGCATCCATTTGGGCAAGTTCTCGTATGCAGTTTGTAATCTTCCAAGAAGATCTCTTGCAGTTGCTGCTTTGTTTGCTAGAATACCAATATTAACACTATCATTAAAAAGTGCATAGTGTAAAAGGTATGATACCGACGTAGTAGATTTACCAGTCTGACGTGGCATCTTACAAATATTAAATCTATTCTGGTGGAAGTTGGAAATTAACTTCTCTTGAAAGTCGTATGGTTTGAATGGAACAAGACCCTCATCCAAACTCACAATCTTTACATAATTACGTGCAAAGTATACAGGATCTTGCTTACACTTAATAAATTCGGCAATCTGTTCTTGTGTAAACTCAATTGGGGTGTTTGCCTTTTTAAGGTTAGGATTCCCCAAATAGATATTTTCAGACATGATTTAAATATTTCCTATAGATGCTCTAATCTCTTGTGTTTTTAAGTATAGTTTTGCGTAGCACTTTGCTACTGTTTTTAAATTTTCTATCCCTTCCAATGCATCAATCTCTCTTGCAATTTTGATGTATTCAAAACTTTTATTCAAATTTGTGATTTCGATATCATCTGGGTTCATTTCCTGCATCTCCTGCAAACATTAATGGTAAAGTTGGTTCTCTTTTAACTGGATTATAGTATAGCACTATTGGTCCAGGATAGACTTTATTCAGTTCCTGGCGTACTTCTTCTCTGGTAGGTCTGGAAAATTTGTTGAAGAACATTTGAACCTTTAGTGTTCTTCCTCTCCAGTTAAAGATAATAGTATAAGTTCTACCCCTTTCTTGTACTCTAAGATACGATTCTGCTACTTCTTGTCTCCAGTTGACTTCTTCATAGGTTGCTTTACCTGGAACTACAGTAGATTTGCTGAAATTTCTTATTGTAAACATGTCCCACATCTTGGGACCATAACTACATTCTTCTTTGTATTCCATCTTACCACAGAGTTCACAGAATCTCTCTTCTCCATATCCCTTATCTTCTTTCACTTCTTTTTTCTCCGGTAAACCTTTATGCTTAGTAGATGCAAAATCCTTTGCATCTTTCTTCTTCATAGAGTTTGCAGCATCCTGCACTTCAGGTGATGGGTTTTTCATCTCACCTTTCTGGGCGGCACGGACCATACCCATGAATCTTTGTTGTGCTTTAGATACTGCTGGCATGATTATTTACTTTTTTGTTGTGCTTGACCTAAACCTGACCCAGATGGATCACCACCGGGACCTTTAAATTTTATTTTTTTGATAGGGGTATCACCAGGTACTGACAAGTTTCTCAAAACTGCTCCCCCTGTGCTGACACCTTTAAGAACATTTCCAACGCCTTTAAGAAGACCAAGACCTGGACCCATCAGGTTCTGGTCAATTTCTTGGATATTCTGTTGGAATTGTTTGTATGTTTTCATTCCTTTTTGAATCCATCTTTGAGCAGTTTTTGAAGTTCAGCAGTTGAACCAACAAACAACGCATTATTTACAGTTGTTGGTGAAGAAGACTTCTCCTCTTTATTTAGATCTCTCATTTTCTGTTGGAGATCAAGTAACTTATCAGACACATCACCGACACTCTTAATAAGTTGTCCAACAACTTCATAAGATCTAGGTTGTTGTCCTTCTTGTGCTAATTCAAGAATACCGTTGATTGCTTCCTGTCCTTTTTCGATCAAAGAATACAGGTTACCACGAGTATACTCATAATCTTTTACATGATCCTCTTGGGCACTAATTTTTTTAAGTTCTTTTTTAGTTTCCTTTACAATCTCTCCCGCTTGAACTTCAACGTCCAGGGTATCATTTATGCTGTCAAATTGATCACTCATACATCTGTACCTTTAGTTGGACTATAAGTTCTACCGTCACTAAAATCAAATCGTTCTTCACTGAATCCGAAGTCATCACCAGGTTCGACCAGATCATCATCTGCCTGGGTAACTGCATCAATTGATACTCCAGAAATGTGACTGTCTGCCTGAGTTCCATCAACTCCTCTGTGTACTAGGAGTGTTTCGTTACTGATTTCTCTAATCTGTATTAATTCCTTACCTATGTAAATGTATCCATCTACAATGAGACTTGATGCATTAGTAACTAAGAACTTGGTCTGTTCCGCAGTAATATCTTCGGCAAGGGTAGTTGCATTATCATCATTATAATCTTTGAGTGCTCTAGGTGTAGCAACATACCTGAGTTCTCTTTTTGCAGTCTTGGTATTTGTACTTGTATTATAATCAACCTGAACTTTTTTGATAAGTCCTTCACTATTATCAGCAATCGCACCAAACAGATATGTCTTTGCTGTAAATTGCAGTTGATGAATGATAACTCTCTTTTCCTCATATCCAGAGGTGTAATTATCTTCAAAGTTGATATTTTCTAGAACCAGTGGTACATCTCTCTTTTCGCCAATTGATTCTACTAGGTCAACTGTTACATTAAATGCTGGTTGAAATATAGGAAGAATCTGCTCAATAATTTGCATCGCATCTTCATTATATTGAGTCAAGATTGACAATCTAAATCCTAGATTGTATGGAACAGGCATAAAGACTTTTCTTGCTGTCTTAGTTCCATCTGTAGTAAATGCTTTAAAGGTTTGCATTGTAGAAACCTTTCTACTGGCATCATATTGAATACCAGTCATTTCAAATGCTAACCTGGGAATAGTTATCGATACTCTCTTTCTTGGATCAGGTTTCTGCTCCAGTCTTGCAATAAACTTCTCAGCAGGACCATACGCAATGGGAACCTTTACAGTCGAAAACTTAGATCCATCCTGCTTCGTGTGCCGGATCTCAATGTTATTGAAAAGAGTACCGAAAGATATGATGGTCTTTCGTATAATCTCATGATAATAATATGTTCCTAACATGACACCATGGTTTGCCTATACTAACTATTTAGATCTCTCCAAATGGGTTTCTCTCGGTAAAGTCAAGAATAGTGTCTGCTTCCGACTCTATCTCAATATTATCTGCAAATTCATCGTATTCATCTTGGTCAGATATTGATAGAATAGTTCTACTAGCATCAGAACCAAGTTGAGTAGTTCCAATACCTACAACTGATTCACCTATAGCAAAATTGCTAGATGTATTGGTGACCTGAAGTATGTTTGTATCGCTATCCCAACTATTAACATACGCTGTAGTGCCCGTAGAAACGCCCCTGACGAGTTCTCCATACAAATAGTCATCTGTGCTAATTCCAGTTACTGGAGACGCTACAGTGACATTTGGTGTAAGTGTATACCCTGCACCAGCATTTGTGTATCTAATTTCACTAATTACATTATTTGCATTAACGACTGCAACAGCGGTAGCATTAATCCCTCCTGAGGGTGCTGTTGTAATTGCAACTACCGGTGTGGCTCCATATCCAACACCAGCAAATGTGATGTTTGGAATACCAAGAGTACCTTCACCCATAACTGCTGTTGCGATACCACCACTACCATCATTATTTTGAGGACGGATTGTAATTACCGGTGGTACTGTATATCCAAATCCAGGATTAATAACTTGGATACTATCAATTGACTGACCTACCTGACCCGTTCTCCGAGTCATGACTGCAACTGCTGTTGCATTAGTACCATTTACAGGTGCGGTACTAATACCAATAATTGGTGGAACTGTGTATCCTGTTCCATCATTAATAAGGTCAACCCGATTTACCGATAACCCAGTATTGAGACCAGCAAGATCTTTTGCAAGTTGAATGGTTACTGTAGAAGTTGAAGCAGCAATACCAACCATTGTAAGTTTGGTAGTGAATATAAACTCAGATACTGCCTGATCAACTTCTTCAATTCCAGTATCAACAAGTTCATCAAGTGCAGCATCGAAGACTTCACAACTCAATTGATAAACGAATAACTTATTCAGTTGATAGAATGGTTTCTTTGCTTCTACATACTTGATTTCAAAAATAGTATTATCAAGGGGAAGATAAATCAAGTCACCTTCTGCTGGTCTTGATGTTACTATAACGTCTTCATTATATAAGTATGGACTGACAAAATCTTCATATCTTTCTTTTGAAATTATCAGAGTAATCTGATCTGTTGACTGAACGCCAAACTTAGATAGAATATCTCCATTACCTGCAAAACCATCATAGTTTGCTAGGTATGCTTCCATTCTAAATGAGTCATCAAATTCAGTAGCAATCGTCTCATTCAGAATTGCATCCTGACTCACCAACTTCCTTGGAAGGTAGATGACATCTTGTCCGTATATTTTTAATTGTTCGTTAATGAGATCCTGAACGAGTCTTTGCTCTCCTTGGGATCCTTGTAAAAAGTAAGAATTTAATGGCATAACGCATCAACCTATCAAATCGAAAGGTGGTTCTTCATAAGTCGTTCTAAGTTCTTTCTCTAGAACTTCTAACTCTGCTATAGCATCATCGTAAAGTTGTCTTCCATTTAACTGGACTCCACCTGGGAGTGCTACGCCTTGAAACTTAATTAAGTTTTGACCCCACTGTCTCTTGATCAGTGAAGTTGTATATTTCTTTAACCACCAATCATTATAGACTGATGCTGCATCAGAAGGATCAACCAGTCTATAGCAGTCTAATACGAGATAGGTATCGTCATTAAATTCACGCCAATCAATATCTACGTATAATCTACCATTCTTTCTATTAAATCTTAACTGAACGTCTGGGGTGATAAGTCTACTTAAATCCTCAAGATACGTCTTCGTCATTGAGTAATTTAAAAGATCAAGTGCCCCATAGTAGTATACATCGTTCAGGAACATTTGATATTTGATATTGAACAGACCATTAGATATGGTGCTGTTGTCCATCTTGAAAACTTTATTGATTCCGAGAACATGATCTGGGAGTTGAAGGAAGTTTTGTCCCTCTTCCCAATTTACTGTTGTAATGCCAATACCAGAGGTTCCTGTGGTTGTTGTAACACCACTTCTCAATGTTTCCCTTTCTGCTGTAGTAACTTTATGCTTCAGGAACATTCTCTGATAACCATCAAAGTGGTAATCCTGCCAGTGCTGGATTGCATCATCCACCAGATCATCAATCTGATCATCATCTACGTTGATTTCCAGAACCGGATATCCAAGTCTTCTAAGACAATAATCGATCAATTCTTGTCTGGTCGATGGTTTGCTCATTCTTCGATACCTGCTTCCTGATATTTAACTTTGTTTTGCAATTCATTG